TTGCCTGTAATTCTGGAATACTGGGCTAGATTTACATATGTATGATCATCAAGTTTGTCTGCTCTCTTCTCTCTGGTTGTATATGATCGTAGATATTTCAGACCGTAAATGTCTTCCAGATACTTCGCTGAGACACTTTTGCCTGCTCCAGATCGTCCAACCAGAGCGATTAAAACATTACTTTTATCTCCTACCATCTCTATAAGTCCTTTTCTAATTTCTTGATTCTTCTATTGATTTTTGTTACGATTTTGCCGTTATCTTTGCCTCTAGCGATTAAGACGGCTTTTCTATCCTTTAATAAATTTAACTGATCTAATTTTGTCATATACTCATTTTCTCCTTAGGCTATATTTTAGTTTTCAGTTGCTGTTTCTGACGATTCCTCTACGACCTCAGCAGAATCATCATCTACATATTCAATATCTTCTTCTTTTACTTTTGTTGCAGGGTCGAGTCTTTCATAATCCTCTTCTGTGGCTGGCTCTGTTTTAACAGTTCCACATTTTTCGCAATAAGTTGTCCAATGATATCCATTCTCTTCATCATATGCAATTGTTTTTTCTGCCCACACATGATCACAGGTTTCATCTGCGTCATCTGGGTATTCTGGTTCTGTATAATCTGCATCGTCTGTATCGTCTGCGGTAGAATTTTCAGTATTTTTTTCTTCTTCTGTTGTTGCCGATACATCATTTGTTGTATCTTTAGAATCTTCTTTGACGGCATTTTTCTTATTATTTTTCTGCTCTGTTGTGTTCTTTGTAGTTTCTGTAGTTGACTTACCTTCTGTTGTTGCAGAAACCTGTTTATCAGTGTTATTATTTAGTGTATCTGCATAAATAGTATATGCTGAAACGCATCCTACTGCTGTTAACATTAATGCTCCAGCGATTAATAATTTTTTAATTCTCATAATATATTCTCCTTTTAATCTATCAATCCATGAACGATGTCACCACATAGAAGGCGATCGCCATTAATACAATTGTTACAATTACTACTACTCCAATTGGTATTACAATATTTGTTATTATCCAAAACGCAAATGCAAATACACCAACAGATATGAATGTTGCAAGAAACCAGATAATGGTCAGTACGATCATCGCCAAGAAAAATTTTAAGATTTTCTTTATGATATTCAATCACCTACCTTATGGCATTTCATTGTAAATTTTGCTAACATCATCTAATAATTCTTTTGGCAAATATCTTTCTAAAAGCTCATTCGAATTATCAAGTGTTTTCTTATAGAAATCTTCTGCGATACCACCGCCAATAGCAGCAATCGTATCTGTGTCACATGGCAAAGACAATACATTTCTTAAGAATGATTCATAATCTTCGCTCTCTAAGAAACATCTGATTGCCACAGGAACACTATCTTGAACTGTCGCAGACCAAACATAATTCTTTCTATAATCATCGAGTGGTCGATCAACACCATATGTATATTGACTGGATGGATAACTTTTTAATGCATATTGATAAATTTCTTCTTTTGATTTACCCCATAGCGCCATAAAAGAACAGCCTGTTACAATCGATGCACCTTTGTAAGATTCTGAGTGGCGATGCGTTTTCTCACATGTCCATTGTGCTAAATCTATGTAATAACTCAATACGTCTGGACGATCAGCAAACCCATTAAAATACATTGTGATAGGCGAAATTCTCATGGCACATCCATTACCAAAGCTTTCATTAACACGACTACCATCATCGTGTAACCAGTCTTCGAACATTGCGCCATATCCCGTACCAGGATATTTCTTGCCATATTCTAAGTAGAACTCCCAAGGCTCTTTGATATGTTTGTGTTCATCGTCATCATCCAACAGCCACATTCCTGTTGCAATACTGAGAACTGTATCATCTGTAAATTTACATTTATCTGTAAACAATTCACAGTTCTTCCAATCTAAATCGTGAGGTCTGCGGAACTCATATTGAGAACCGCAAATATCTCCTAGAATCGCTCCAATTAAAGCCATTTAATCACCTACCTGTTAAAGATGTTTTCTAAAATTGTAAGAATTAGTGCGATAATCCATTTTGTTTTCGTTGGAACAATTAGCGGATTTACCGCAACAAAATGTAACAACCAAATAAACAGATTTACAATTGCAAAGTTGACAGCAATTACGACCATTAATCCTAAGATTGTTCCTAAGATTGTTCCTGCATGATATTTGTCTTCAACAAATAGTGAAGTTAATAATTTCTTCATCTGTTATTCCTTTCATCAAAGATTAATTTTATCTAATATCTAATATCAATTCCTTCAATATGTGCCCTTTTGCAAAGAACAGACATATAATCTTCCATTGCCATAAGCTGCTCATTGTAGATTTCTCGATCGCATGTTGGAGTAAACTCTAGTTCTCCTTCATCCCATTTTTTTAACATCTTCTGTAACCCACGATGTCTGATTTCTACCTGTGCATACTCTGCAATAAATCTTTCTTTGTAATCTTCACTGCACATTGGCTCTACCGTATCCTTTAATGTTTTAATTTTCATAATTAATTCTCCTTTACTCATCTTTGTACATATACTCTATATAAGTTCCTTTATGGCTTACACTTGCTAAATCTTTTGTGGTTCTTCCCTTCTAAATTTTTCTAAAAGATAATCCACTTTGTTATTGCATATTTCGGCATCAGCTCCGTTGCAAAAATAGTAAATATCACAATCTGTACATCTTGTTCTTATAAACTCAACCGCTTCTTGTCGATTGAAATTTGTAACATCAATAAGTTTACCTATCATAGTTTTATTCTAACCAATCATTGTCAATATAATAGAAACCGTATGTTAGACCACCAGTTAAGATAATCCAAAAGATCCAAAATATCCATTTCCAAACTTCGCCACTCGACTTATATGACTCAACCGTTTCATGTAAGTTTGTTGCGTTTAAATCACAGGTTATCATAGTATTATTCTTAAGTTTTGTGTAAACTGTGCCTTTAATAGGTTTTGATTCCATGCCATAATATTCATATCTCACACGAGAAGAATGATAAATTCTTTTTAGATAATGACTTCCTATGAAATTAATCTTATCTTCCTTGAATTTCTTGCCTGCAAATTTAATTTTTTTACAAGTCTTACTTTCTCTCCACATGTCATCCCACGAATACCAAATCTTCTTTTTATAATGGACTTTCCCTTTGCTGTCTTTTACTCTTTCAGTTTTTTCATGTCTGCGATATTCTTGTCTGACTTTTCTGACATAATAATACTTACCGCCAATTTCTTTGTATGTAACTGTGTCTACAGGCTCTAACTTCCCATAAACAAAAGCATTACCAACATTGGTTTCCATACCATATTGAAAAACATCATCGTTTTTTATCTTGAGTGCATGATTATACTCTTCATTTTTATCAAGGATAGAGTTATCAATATTGCTACTGATAACGATTCCAAACACAAGCATGACTGCGATCAATGTTACACTCGCTAAGATTTCCCTTGGAGTTATTTCATAGTCACCAAAATTCAATCCTCTGTGTTGTTTCATAAGCTACTCTCCAAACAAATGCTGAGGTGCAGTTTCGGAAGCATCCTTATATTCTAAATAAGTATAATTTTTTGTTTCGTATCCAAGATTACTTAAGAAAATTCGTGTTGGAAATTTCTTTACATATCTGTTGTATTCTTTGATCTGCTGATTGTAATTACTTCGATATTCAGCAATTAAATTCTCTGTAACAGATAATTCATTCATTAACCTTTTATAATTCTTATCTGCCTTAAGTTCTGGATAAGACTCTGTAACTGCTGCAATTGCCGTACTTGCATTTTCAACAGTACCTTTAGAACTGCGTCCTTTGACAATTTCTTTAAGTGTATTTGCCTCATGTTTATCATAAGATTTCACACAATCTGCCAAGTTATAAATCAGATCAACCCTACGTTTCTCCTGTACGTTAATGTCGGATTTTGCTTTGTCAACCTGTTCTTCTAATGAAATTGCATGATTCTGCGAACTCTGAACTCCAAATGTACAAGCTAGAAATACCGCCACAACTCCTACTAGAATGATTACTGGAATCTTCCATACAGTGTTTTTCTCTTTACTCATATTTAATTTCTCCATTCAGAATTTTAATCAGTCCATCTTCGTCAATGATCGGAATACCCAATTGCTGTGCTTTCTTGTTCTTACTGCTTGTGGAATTCACATCATTATTCACAAGATAATTCGTATTCTTCGACACAGATCCTGCGACTTTGCCACCTCTAGACTCAATTTCATCTTTGATCGCATTACGATTGGCAAACTTATTTACCTTACCAGTTACAACAAAAGTCATTCCTGTGAGGTTAACAGCAGATTCTTTCTTACTTTCTGGCATTTCAAATTCAAGTTCTTCGGCTAATTTCTCAACCATTTCAAGGTTTTCTTTGAAATAATCATCCATTGACAATGAAGTATTGATACCAATACCATCAATATGTCCAAAATATTTTCTCTTTTTGATTCTTTCGATAAACACATCATATGGATTTTCGTTATTTGATAAAGAAATCTTATCAATAAATTTGCAAATATCCTTTGCTGTTGACTTCCCGACAAGTTCAATGCCAAGTGCTGTTACAAAATTAACCAGTTTACATCTGCGACTTTCCTCGA